ATCTAGGATCAATTAATATACAATCCTGGCAGTTTGTTGACACAGGAACTACAGTAAACTATATAGAAGTATCTACCGGAACTAGTGTTAATTGGAATATAATTGACACAGCCGCATAAATAAAATAACACAATAAGGAATTAAAAAATATGGCATCAAGTTATTCAACAGACCTTAAACTAGAGTTAATGGTTACCGGTGAAAAAGCTGGACTATGGGGTGATATTACAAATACAAACTTAGTTATTCTTCAACAAGCCATTGCTGGTTTTCAACAAGTTACATTAAACGCAACTACAGGAGCAACATTATCTTTTACAAATGGATTAACTTCTAATGGTAAAAATGCAGTTATTGAATTAACAGGAACCATTACTGGTAACGTTGACGTAACTGTTCCATCAACTGTAACAAATAAAGTTTATATTATTAAAAATAGCACTTCAGGTGCACACACAGTAACGGTATTAGTTTCTGGTCAAACAGGTATAACTTTTTCAGCGACTGATAAAGGTTCAAAAATTTTATATGTAAATGGAACAGATGTTGCAGATTCAAATATTGGAAAATTATCAAATGATTATGCCCCACAGTTATCGGCGGTATTAGATACAAATGGCAATGATATTGTTGTTGATGATGCAGGTGCAATTGAAGATGATTCAAATAATCCATATATTAGATTTCAAAAAACAGCTTCAGCTGTAAACTTTATTGATGTAACTAACCAAGCTACGGGATCAGGACCTGATATAGCGGCAGTTGGAACTGATTCAAATATTGATTTAAACATAACACCAAAAGGTATTGGCAGAGTTGTTTTAGGAGCAGGTAAAATTGAACAAACTGCAGAAAAAGTAACAGTATCGGCTACAGCTGCTACTGGAACAGTTAACTATGATGTCACAACTCAAGCAGTATTGTATTACACAACAGCAGCATCTGGTAACTGGACATTAAATATCAGAGGCGATGGAACAAATTCATTAAATAGTATTATGGACACTGGTGAGTCAATAACTATAGCTCATCTTGTAACTCAAACTGGGACAGCATATTACAACTCAGCAGTTCAAATTGATGGTTCTGGAGTTACTCCTGAGTGGCAAGGTGGTTCAGCACCTACTTCTGGAAACACAAACTCAGTTGATGTCTACACTTATACTATTTTTAAAACTGCGGATGCTACATTCACAGTGTTTGCGTCTCAAACCCAGTTCGCATAAGGAGATAATTTAAAATGCCTTTATTAGGTACATTTGGAGCAGTTTCTAAAGGTGGCTTCGGAAGAGGTGGAAAGAAAAAATACGAAATTCATTATTTAGTAACCGCTGGTGGTGGTGGTGGTGGAAATGCAATCGCTGGTGGAGGTGGAGCAGGTGGCCTTGTTTCATCTTTTGATGAAGGACCCGTAAGCGCAATCTCAGACGTAGAATCAGGAACAGGTCCCTTTGTAGTCACAGTAGGTGGTGGTGGCGCTGTTCTTACATCAGGAGCATCTTCAAGTGTTGCTTTTCCAGCTCAGTATGGAGGAACTATTTCATCAGCTGGTGGAGGAAAAGGCGGAACAAACAACCCAGGTGGTGCTGCAGGTATATCAGGAGATCCTGGTGGATCTGGCGGAGGAGGTTCAGGAAATGCTCAACAAGGCGGCGGTTCTGGTGGTGCTGGAACTGCTGGTCGTGGTTCTGCGGGTGGTGCTGGAACTCCAGAATCAGGACAAAACGCTGCTGGAGGTGGTGGCGGTGGAAAAAATGCTGTAGGAGCAGGAGGAAGTAATGCACCCGGTCCGTCTGGTAGTGGAGGAAATGGTGGTGCAGGTTTAACAATAGGTATTACAGGAACTCCTTTCGCTTTAGCGGGTGGAGGTGGAGGTGGAATTATTTCAACTCCTAGATTATCAGGCACTGCTGGTTCAGGTGGTGTTGGCGGCGGCGGAGCAGGAAGTGAATATAACCCAGGAGGAGGTCCTGTTGCAACCGCAGGCCAAGTTAACACTGGCGGCGGTGGCGGCGGTGGTGGCGGCGGAAGTCCTGCCACATTTGGAGCAGCTGGAGGTTCTGGAATAGTTTATTTACGATCACCCGAAGGTGCTACATTTACGGTCACTCCCGGTTCTAATACAACAGGAACAGATGGCAGTGCAACATGGGCTAAATTTATAACTACAGGAACGGTAACCATAGACTAATGGCACATTTTGCAAAATTAGATGAAAATAATATCGTTACACAAGTCATTGTTGTTGCCAATGATATTCCAGCAGGTTCTGGAATTTTAGGTGACAATGACAAACATGTTGATGGTGAAATTTATTGTGCTAATCTTCTTGGCGGTACTTGGAAACAAACTTCTTATAATCATAGATTTAGAAAACAATACGCAGGAATAGGTTATACTTATGACGCAAATGCAGATGAATTTGTTCAACCTCAGCCTTATGACTCATGGACATTAGATGCTAATAACGATTGGCAACCCCCTATTGCAAAACCTACAGGTTATGATGACACTCATATTATTCATTGGGATGAAACAAATCAACAATGGTTTTCTTATTTAATTAGTGATTTAGAAAATAATAACTTTACAACAAGGTATAATTGGAATATAACAACTTCAGAATGGGAGATTGCTACATAAAACTATAATTTAGAAAGATTAAATGATACTACAGAATTATTACTATTATTTTAAAAAAGCTTTGTCACATAAATTTTGTGATGACATCATTAAACATGGATTAAATAAAAACCAAGAAAAAGGAAAAATTGGTTCAGAGAAAAAAATTTTAGAAAAATCTAAAAACAAACAAAAAGCTAATAAAGATTTATTAAAAATAAGAAATTCAAATGTTATTTGGATGAATGATGAATGGATCTATAATGCGATTGTTCCTTTTATTAACGAAGCAAATAAAGAAGCTGGATGGAATTTTGATATTGATTGGATGGAAGATTGTCAATTTACGATATATAATAAAACACAACATTATAGTTGGCATTCTGATCAGTTTGCTAATCCCATGCAATCTACTGATCCAAATTTTAATGGTAAAATTAGAAAATTATCTGCAATTGTTTCATTAAGTAATCCTAAAGAATATAAAGGAGGTACTTTAGAATTTCAATATAGAGATGAACCAAAAGTAAAAAATTATCCTTGTAAAGAAATAAAAGAAAAAGGATCTATTATTGTATTTCCTAGTTTTGTTTGGCATAGAGTTACGCCTGTTACAAGCGGAACAAGGCATTCTTTAGTGCTATGGAGTGTAGGAAAACCTTATCGATGATTATTGAAAAAGAACTTTGGACAAAAATACCTAGAGATATTTTATATCTTGTAGGTAAAGTTGATTTAGATTTTAAGCATTTAATCAAAAGAATTGAAGAGGGAATTATTATATCTCCCAATAATTATAAAACAAACGTTCAGGGAAAAATGACAGATTGGGAATATTTTAATAAAGACCCAGAGTTTTTAAAATTTATATATTTAATTAATGACAAACTTGATGAAATTCCTTTTATAAAAACTTATAGTTTATGGCAGTCATGGGGATTACGAGAAGACATGGGTGATAGAACCATGGAACATGATCACGAGCCCGCGTATTTATCTGGTGTTATTTATTTAAACGACCATCAACAATTATTAGAATTTCCTGAATTAAAAAGATTTGTAAAACCAGAAAAAGGAAAATTTGTATTGTTTTCTTCATGCTTAAAACATAAAGCAGCAAGAAGTTTTTTTCCTAAACCTAAATATGCAATTTCTTTCAACATCAAAATGGTTTTTAGTTATAATTAATTATGAGTTTTAAGAAAGAAGGATATACCATTATTGAAAAAGCAATTGATTCTAAAGTTGCTAATTTTATTTACAAGTATCTTTTACTTAAAAGAGATGTTTTAAAAACATATATCGAAACAAACTATATCACTCCTTATGATGACAGACACGGAACGTTTAAAGACCCGCAAGTTCCAGGTGCTTTTTCTGCATATGGAGATATTGCCATGGATGTTTTATTAACTGAAGTCAAACCTATTATGGAAAAAACTACAGGTCTAAAATTAATTGAGACATATTCATACACAAGAGTCTATGAGACAGGTCAGATTTTAAAAAAACATAAAGATCGATTTAGTTGTGAAATATCCACTACTTTAAATTTAGGAGGGGATCATTGGGATATCTTTTTAAAATCAAAAAATAATAAAGATATACAAGTTAAATTAAAACCTGGAGACATGTTAGTTTATAGAGGAAATATTCTTGAACATTGGAGAGAACCATTTAAAGGCAAGTTGTGTGGTCAAGTATTTTTGCATTATAATAATAAAGCAACTAAAGGTTCTAAAGAAAATAAATATGACGGTAGAATACATTTAGGATTACCTAATGACCTTAAAAGTAAAAGATAATTTTTTAAAGAAAGATATTTTTAATAATTTACATGAAAGAATGATGAGTTCATTTTTTCCATGGTATTGGAATAATGGAGTAAATTATGGTACGGGAGAAGGAGAACCAGACAGTTCTTTTCAATTTACACATATTTTTTTTAAGGACGATGCTATTAATTCAAACGATTTTGAAATACTAAATCCTTTTATAGAAAAATTAAAAATAAAAAAATTAATAAGAATTAAAGCAAATCTATTAACTAAACATCATGAAATATATGAACACGGATTACATATTGATTCGCATGTAAAAAATGCAAAAACAGCAATTTTTTATTTAAATGATAATGATGGCTATACTAAATTTGAAACAGGAAAAATTGTAAAAAGTAAATCAAATCGTTTAGTTGAATTTGATGCATGTATTAAACATACGGGATCAACTGTAACGAATAAAAAAAGAAGAGTAGTTATAAATTTTAACTATGTTAATTCATCTTTTCATCAATAAGCATTGTAAAAAGATTTGATATATAAGCTAGAATGGAATATAGTACTACCAAAAAAATAGTGCATTTATAGATAAAGTCTATATAAAGGAGTATTATGCCTTTACAAAAGATCAATTTTAAACCAGGTTTTAATAAGCAACAGACCGCTACCGGAGCTGAAGGTCAATGGATAGACGGAAATAATGTACGTTTTCGTTATGGCCAAGCTGAAAAAATAGGTGGTTGGGAACAGTTAGTAGATAGTCAAATATCTGGCCCTATTCGTGATCAACATACTTGGACAGATTTAAATGGAAGAAAATATGCCGCATTAGGTACATCCAAAGTATTAATCATTTATTATGAAGGTGGATTTTATGACATTACACCTATCAATGCAGATCAAACAGGATGTACTTTTGATTCAACAACAGGATCAGCAACAGTCACCGTAAACTTAACTTCACATGGTTTACTTGTTGGGGACTATTTTAAATTTAAAACAGTTACCTTACCAGGTGGAGGAGTAACTGGATATACTACAGCAGATTTTACAACAAATCTATTTGAAGTTATTTCACAACCAACAGCTAATACTTTTACAATCACAATGCCATCTAATGAATCTGGATCAGGTATGTCCGCACAAGGTTCGGCAACATTAAATTCATATATTAATATTGGCCCTGTGTTTCAAACATCAGCTTATGGTTGGGGTGTTGATAGTTGGGGATCAGAAGAATGGGGTGAAGCTGCATCAGTAACAAATGTAACACTTGATCCTGGCTCCTGGTCACTCGATAATTACGGCCAGTTGCTAGTTGCAACGATAAGAAACGGTGCAACCTTTACTTGGAGTCCAGGCACTCCTTCAGCATTAGATACAAGAGCAGTTATTGTTGCCAACGCACCTACTACATCTTTATTAAGTTTAGTATCCGACAGAGATAGACATTTATTCTTAATGGGAACAGAAGAAACCGTTGGAAGTCCTTCTACTCAAAATAAAATGTTTATAAGATTTTCTAATCAAGAAGATATAAGTGTATGGAATCCTACTGCAACTAATACCGCAGGTACATTTACCCTTGACCAAGGAAATGAAATTATAACAGCGGTACAAGGTAAAGACTATGTATTAGTACTTACGGATCAAGCTGCTTATGTAATTCAATTTGTGGGACCACCTTTTACATTCTCATTACGACAAGTGGGTTCTAACTGTGGATGTTTAGGTCAACATGCGGCAGTCTATGCACAAGGCGCTGTTTATTGGATGGGTTTTGGTGGAGGATTTTTTATGTATGATGGTACTGTAAAACAACTACCTTCATTGGTTGAAGATTTTGTATTCACTACACAAGGTGGAGCACCAGGACTTAATTCTGATGCTAATCTAATTACTTATGGCTATCATAATTCTTTGTATAATGAAGTAGGATGGTTTTATGCATCTAGTAATTCTCAACAAATTAATAGAACAGTTGTTTATAATTTTATGGAACAAAGTTGGACAACTGGTTCTTTGTCTCGAACATCTTATAATGATGCACACACTTATAATTTACCTTATGCCACGGAATATACCAGGACTGCGACACCTAGTTTTCCTACTATTAATGGAGTTACTAATACCTTTGGTGCTTCCAAATATTGGGCTCATGAAACAGGGGTTAATCAAGTGGATGCTAATGGTAATGCTACTGCTATTTCTTCTTATATTCAATCAGGAGATTATGATTTGTCTGAACAAGGATTAGCTGGAGATGGAGAATTTATTATGAGAATATCTAGATTTATTCCTGACTTTAAAAATTTAGATGGCAATGCAAAGATAACTTTATTTTTTAGAAATTATCCTGCAGAAGCAAAACAGAGTGATTCTAATGGACCTTTGATCACTGGGCCATTTACTATTACTACTAGTACAAACTTTATAAGTACTAGAGTAAGAGGTAGACAAGTGAGTATTAAAATTGAAAATGATGCAGTTGATGAATCTTGGCGTTATGGTACATTAAGATTAGATATAGCAGCTGGAGGAAGAAGATAATGGCAAAAATTACAGCGGTATTTCCAGATGTAATCATGGATCAACAAACCGGAGTAGATAATCATAGACAGTTAATAGAAGCTTTAGATACACAAAAAAACCAATTAAATTTTGGTTATCAAGAAGATTTAAAACAAGAATTGCAGAGATTTGCATGGTTTAATATGAGGTTTGGTTGCTAATGTCTGGATGTAATAATGTTAACGTAGAACCAACCGTTATTGGTGGTGGAAATGGATCAAATGCTTA